TACTTGTTCAAGCACCATTGTAAGCTTTACTGCTGTCATAATATCTATTGTAATGGCAAAATTAGTAAATGACCCCAATGGGATTAACATTCTAATATCATCCATTACATGACCTGTTTCAAGCAAATTTTCCATTGTTGAAATTACTGTTTTATGGTATTGTGTAAATGCCGGATTTACTGGGACATAAACAGAAAATTGACTATCACTTTTGTTTAATACTTGTGTGCTTCTACCCCAAGCAGAAACAAAAGGTGAATTTACTATAATATCTCTCATTAAGATTGATGTTTGGAATGACAATGCTAAATGTATAAAATTGTTAATTCCGACTTTAGTCATTAATAACTGTTGTATAGTTGTAAATTTTGCATTAGCAACTATTTTTTTCCATTCATCTTTAGGAGATGTTGAAATAACTGAAACACCTATATCCATAATATTCCTTTTTTTCTTTATTATACCATAAACAGGTTTAACTTAAAGGTCAATTTGTTTTTCTAAAGTGTAATATCCATTTTTTACTTTAAAAAATATATACCTTTTTGCCGCATTGTATGTTTTACATGTTTTAACTATGCTTTCAGGTGATTCTGTGTATGAATGACGTGCTTTAACTTCTGTCTCAATTCCTTCAGGTGAAATTAAATCGTGGTATTTTTTATGGTTTTTTGTATAACCATGCGTTTGCATTAAATACACTTCACAAAAACCACCTGTCATACATGCTGTCTCTACCTCTTTTAAAGAACGACCTCTCCTAGCTTTAGGAGAGTCGAAAATATCATGCATTTCATCTTTTATATGGTCGTAAACAACTTTACGATCAATAGATAATTCAGAAAATTCCATTTTAGTACCCATTTTTTGCTCTATTATGATTTTCTGCATTTTTAATGTAGTAATAGGTAAACATATCTTCGGCTGTCATATCCAACGCAAAAAACATATTCATAAAAAAGTGGAAAGAATCTGTCAATTCCATTTTTAACTCAATAATGTCGTCATCTGTTAGGTCTTTAAAAGATCTTGCACGAATATCAGAATATTTTGCTTTCCATTTTTTCCAAACAGCAGATCTATCTTTTGATGGTTGTGACATTCCAGGTAATGCATCAACAATTTCCTTGTACTCATCATCAAAAGATTGTTTGTTATCTCTTAACCATTCAAATTTTTCACCAATTGTCCTAAGGTCAGATGGGTCTTTATTAATTGGATTTTTATGTGAAAGCGCAATTTGTAAATCTCTTTGCATAGACAACATAAATTCAAATGGGTCAGCGTGTGTCATTAACAACTGCTTATACTTAAGCCTTGCATTACGCACATCTTCAGGCTTTAACAATTGTGAGCATTGGTTAAACTCAGGTTTTCTATCTTCTTGTGTTTCTTGAGTGTCTAACATTTTTTGCATTTCTATCCTTTTTTAATAATTTTTTCTATTTGGTCTAAATACGCCCATTTGCTTGAGCCTGAAGTTGTGGTATAATCTATACCAGGTCTACCGTTTTTAATGTCACTTTCGACAGCAGTTACTGTTGCAGTTATTAAAGAACCTAAACCAAAGTCCGGACGTAATTTAACAACTGCACCATTTTTAAGATCAGATAACTTTACCATTTATAATCCTTTATTTTTATTCATAAAGTATTATATCACAAAACATATTAAAGTTTTATTAAATTATTCACTTACGCCTATAATTGCACTATATCGGAGCAAACAATATTTACCATCATCAAATTCTAAATCAATGCCACTTGATTTGTCCCAATGAACAGTATCACCTACTTTAATTGCAGTAATTTTATCTGAAAGACTGTCTACTACACCTGACGTTGGTCTAGATAGTACTGATTTTGTTTCTACCATAAAAATACCAGAGTCTGTTTTCTTTTCAGTTAAATCTGTAACTTTTACAAGCACGTCTTTATGGAGTGGTTTAAATTTTTTCATATTTTTCCTTATAAGTATTCATTTATAATAAAGTGCCTATACTCTAGAGCAGTTTCAACTTTATTTTCCGCCATTGCTAAACCGTTTTCTAACATATGGAAAAGTATATACGCATGATTTTCGTCATGCGCGCAAACGACTAATGACAAACATTTTTCACCATCTGATTCAGTTTCATGTGCCAAAAATAAGTGAGTAATGTGCACAGACTCTAATTGTTGTATTGTACATTCTCCTGTTTCTAAATTTCTTGATACCATATAAAATGACCAAGAATTAAACTTCATATTTTTTACTACAACTTTTTGTAATTTTACCAAATCAACTGTAGGTTTATATTCAATAAAGTCATGCACAATTCCACATTTTTCCATTGTGTCTATGTCTTTAGTATCGATTAAATGGAAATCTCTAATCTTTGTATCGAAATAAATTTTTTTCATATTAGGACTTAATTTTATCTATAATGCCATATTCTAGTGCATCTTCTGCTGACATGTAATAATCACGTTCTGTATCTCTTTCAACTTGTTCTACAGTCTTACCGGTTTGTTTTGCAATAATTTTCTCAAGTACAGTTCTTAAGTAAGTAATTTCTTTTAGTGTTAATCGTATTTCTGTTTCTTGACCGTGCGCACCACCAGAAATTTGATGAATCATAATTCTTGAATTTGGAAGCGCTATTCTACTACCTTTAGCACCACACATTAAAATCATTGCTCCCATTGAGCAAGCTTCACCGACACATACAGTTTTAATTTTTGATTTTGCTGTATTCATAATATCAATTAACGCAAGACCTGCTGTTACTATACCGCCAGGTGAGTTGATAATTAAAGTAATTTCTTCATCTGAGATATTGTCTAAGTACAATATTTGTGCAATAACTGCAGTAGTGCTTTCTTCATTTACTTCACCAATTAAAAATACTGTACGCTGTCTATTAAAAAGAACAGAGTAACAATCGAAAGGCATATCACCTCTTGTGGTTGGTTGTTCTGCTATAGGGTTAATTATCATTCTTTAAACTCCAAAAAAGTATTTTGTATTTCTTCTAAAACAGTAATATTCGCATTTAACAAAGCATTAACACCTGATAAATCCCTATATCTAGTGGAAAAAACAACAGTCTTAATGCCAGATTGGATGATTAATTTTGCGCATTCAACGCATGGTGATAGTGTAACATATATTGTTCCATTTGTAGAATCTTGTGTAGATTTTGCCAGTTTTGCAATAGCATTAAGTTCTGCATGCAAAACTGTTGGCAATGTAGTTAACACACCATTTTCAAGCGCTTCACATGTATTGTGAAATCCGGCCGGTTGTCCATTCCAACCTGTAGAAATAATATTTTCGTTTTTCGTTATAACACAACCTACTTTAGCACGTTCTGCATAACTTTCTTTAGCACATCTTTTTGCTATATCCATGTATAATGAATGTCGTTTTTGTACTTTATCAAATACCATTATACTCCTTTCAATGTATAATGGTATTATATACTATTTTAGTTTAAGCGTCAGCTGTTCCTGTACTAGGAAATGCTCTTCCTGGACCCCAAATTATTCTTACAGCGCCACCACCGCCTGCGCCTGAAGAACCTGGCCAACTTGTTCCTGGACCACCTCCACCTCCGCCATAGTTACCACCTGTAATAGTAGTATTACCGCCTTCACCAGTTGAAGTCCAAGGATTTTCACCAGACATACCACGTGCTCCACCTGAACCACCTTGTCCACCACCACCTTGTCCTGTACCTGTATAAAAATATTGGCCACTTGAGCCACCATAACAGCCTGTAGCTGTATTAGTTTTTCCAAATATACCTGTACCACCACCTGAGCCTGTGCCATATGTTGAACTGTAATAATCACCTGCTGTAGCACCACCTGAATCAGCCACAGGTAATCCTCCAGGTGCATTACCACCTCTGCCAGTATATCCACCAGCGCCACCACCACCTTGGTAATTATTTGAGTTTCCACCTGCACCACCACCGTCACCAGTGTAACCACCACCGTAGCCGTTAGAGTTAGGTCCACCTGAGCTGTAACCTGCAGCAGACCCACCACCATAACCTGTGACAGTTGCCGTATTTATAAAATATGAGTTGCCACCAACATTTGACATATTACCACCAGCACCGTTAGCACCACCAGCACCAACATTTACTACATACGCTGTTCCTGGTATAACAGGGATTTTGTTTTTCCATCCTAAACCACCACCTGCGCCAGCCGGATTGGCCCACCCATCTATACCGCTTCCACCGCCTCCAATACAAACTACTGCAACATCATACACCTCATCTGGGCAAGTCCATGAATATAATCCAGGTGAAGTAAACGCTACTTGACCTTTTGCTGTTGTCGCACCACTATTTGCTGCAATTAAGCTAGTAAATGCTGTTTTTTGTGTTATTTTATTAAAGAAAGTTTTCTCTGAAATATTTTTACTTGTAAGTTTAGAAAAGAATTTTTTTTCACCTTTTAACATTTCTCAACCTTTTAAATTGATTTATGTTATTTATATGTTAAAAGAATTTTGAATTTTGAAGAAGAACAGAGGGAAATTAATTTCCCTCTGTTAAGAGCATTAAGCTAGTATAGTACCAGCCATGTTTACGCCAAACGTACGGGCGTAGTTTTCTGGGTTAAGTGGGTTTTTGCTAAGTGCATATCTAGAAGCAGCAATCAACGCTGGTTGACCACTCTCATAGTTTTGTGTTTTAATAAAGCTTACAGGAACATATGGGCTATAGAAACACATATTGTCAGCCGCAGCACCACCTTTGTACATAGTTGTAACATAGTCAGCAGCTGCAAAGTTATCAACGATAACATTGTACTTACCATCAAATGTTCCAACTTGTGATGCAAGGCTTAGACTATCAACACTGTTAGCAACCGGGGCAAGGTTAAATCCACCTAATGCTTGAAGCATAACAGATACTTTTGGAGAGATAACCAAAGTATTACCTGGTCCTCTTCTTGTTAAACGACCAATTTCTCTTGATTCAGCATCAATTTTAAGTGCAAGACTTCTGTATTTTTCAATTTCCCATCTTCCGTCATAACCATCAACAACTGTGTCAGAAACAACTGTAGCTGTTCCGTTAACAAAATCAACAACTTCACGATCAAGTTCAGCAGCTAATTCATAACCAATCAATGACATCAATTCAGATTCTGCATTCAACCCGTGAACTGCTTGAAGATCTTGAAGCATTTCAAGTGTATATTTTGCTTTTAATTTTCTAGTTGTTGTTTCAATCATTTGGCGAGTAATTGATAAACCAACTTCTTTCATATCTGAACCAAGTTGCTCACCCTGTGCTGTAGAAACTGGACCAGTGTAGTTTTTCAATACTCTAGTAAACGTTGCTTCGTTTGAGTAAACAGCAGAAATTGTTGTTTCACCTGCAGAGAATGTTTGAACGTTATCAACTGTATCACCTGCAGCAAATGAACCAGTAACATTTTTAACAAGTAATTTGTCACCTTCAATATAAACAACAATACCAGCTTTTGCAGCAGTAGAAATATGACCACCAACAGTGAAAGAAGCACCTTTACCGGCGCCAACAACAACAATTTGTGCATTGCTAACTGGAGTAACACCATTATCACCTGTACCTGTATAACGACTTGTTAATGCATAGATATAACCTGTTGGACCACTTAAAGGAGCAACACCAGTAAGAGCATTAGCAATTAAATTTGGATGTGTTCTTCTAGCAAGTGGTAGAAGGATATTTGTAAAAGTTTGGATATCACCAGAAACAGTACCTTCTGAAATAAGCTTTTCAGCTTCTTTAGAGGTATTTTCCATGATAACTGCCATGATTGATTTTTCGCTCTCTGTTAGAGGCGCGTATTTTTTGCTATCTAAAGCTTCTTGATATTTTTCTACCAATGATTCCATTATTATTTTCTCCTAAATTTTAAAAAATATTTATTACCAAAACTTCTTAGCAGATTCTGCTAAAGTAGTTTTTTTATCGTTAGTTGATTCTACAACTACCTCTTTCTTTTCGCCAACAAATTCTAAAGCTTCTTTGATTGTATCTAATTGTGAAAGGAATGTTTCAACATCAGAAGCGGCTGTAGATTTAAGTTCCATAGTATTTGCCATTTTTGCAAATTTTTCTTGTTGTGTGATTGTTAAATCTTCCATAGATTCTTTAACCAAACCAATTTTTGCTAATTCTAAATACAATGCTTTAAGTGCAGTATGCTCTTCCATTAATTTGTCAAGTGACTCTTTTAATGCTTTTTTCTCTGCATCTTCTTCATCTTCATCTTCTTCTTCTTCATCTTCTTCTTCATCACATTCTTTTGCTTCAGCAATAGTGATAGCAAACTCAGATGCAAGTGCTTTAATAGACTCAAGTACAGCTGCTTTTTTAAATGTAGCTGCTTCATTTGTTGCCTCGGCAATTTCTTTTTCTGACAATTCTGTTGTCAAATATTCGAAATAGTTATCAAGCTTCTCAACTAATGATGCTTTAAATTCTTCAATTTCTGTGCTTTTTTCTTCATCAAGTGCAACTTTAGCGGCTTCAACCTCTTCAGTAACACGTTGTACAACTTCAGCTTCAAGAATAACAGAAACTTTATCTTTAAGTTCCTGAGTAAAAACATCAGAGTCAAGGGATTCTAATATTAATTTTAAATCCATTTTTTTCTCCAGTTTTGTATAGTTTAATAAATTACAGAGTATTTATTTTGTATTAAAAAGATTTTTAAATTTAGAAAGTATAAAATCTTCAACTTGTTTTCTGTCAAAATCAGATAATTTTTTTGCAGTTTCAATTTCTTCTTGAACTTCAACAATAATACCAGATTCATTAACCATATAATTTTTACCAACTAATATACCATCAACGAGTGATTCATATACTCTACTTGGTGTTGCGCCGTAATCGGATGGAGATGTTACAAAATCATAAGTGATAAGTTTAAAATTGCTTATAATACCACCGTTACCAACTGTACCTACACCTCTTGAAGAAACACCTATTTTAATTCTTTCTTCAATAAGGTTTTTTATAATATTAGCTTTAGGGTTATCTAGTACTTTAGCTTTACCTAAAACATACTTACCAGAAATATCTAATTTTTCAATTTTACCAACAGCCTCTAAGACATTAACTTCTGTTCTAGGAGGATGTTCCATTTCCATTAAAGTATTAACAGATTTGTTGTTTAGCTCATTTTGGTATGCAGCAACATTAGACTCCCAAATATGTTGTGGGTAAATTCTATTATTTCTGTTTTTTTCACCTATTGTTGAAAAAACACCTTCAACATAAACACTTTTTACTGCACCTTCTGTAACAAGACCTACTTCTAAATCTTTGTATTCATTTTCAATAATTAATTGCATTTATAATTCTCCATTAAACTTTTATTACTACTCTGTAGGTAGAACTTTTGTCGTAATAATTTGTTTGTATTTTTCTATCTCTGCTTTTTTTGCAGACAAAACTTCATTTTTACTAATTCTATCTTGAACTTCTTTTTTTGCGCCTAAGATAAAATCAGAAAAACGTCCTGTATCGCAAAAATTAACTAAATTTTTTAATTGCTCCATTGTGATTGTTCTTCCTTTTCTGCATCTACTACTGTAGGTGTTTCTGTTTCAATTTCTTCTGCTATTTCTTTTTTCATTTGGTCTATTTCTTCATCTGTCATTTTTAAAATATTTTTTCTTACCCATGATTTACTAAATTCTATACCAATTAATTCTGAAACAGAATTGTATGTATCTAATTTTGTTTTAAATGTTTCAGTATCTAATTTATCTAAGAAAGAATTTTCTTTAGAATAAACTATTTTAAATAGGTCCTTAAATTTTTCAAATTCAGTTTCATTCATTTTTGTTTGGTATAGCAAATCTCTTTTCATTATTTCAACAAACAAACGGTTGAATTGTTTTCTTAACCTTGAAATATGTGAAAAGAATTTAATTTCATCTCTAGTAATTGCCATACCACCAAAATCGTATTCTGATGATGTTGAATCACTACCTGAATATCTTGTTGTTGGGATTTTTAACGCTTTATACACATTTTTCGCTGCATACTCTATATCACGCAACTCACCTAAATTATTAGATTCGTCTAGTGTTTGAACTTCTAAACCTTTTGCACCATCACGAGACATTACCCAATAATCTTCAACTATTGCGTTAACACCTGTACTATTTGAGATTGTACCTTTTGTTGGGTCGTAGTATTTTTTGTATTTAAACTTGTTTTGCATTTCAGTTGCTGCTTGTTGCGCTTTTGCTGCAGGCAAACCTGAAACATCCATATTAAAAATTCTTCTTGATACAGAGTGTGAAAAACGCATTGGAACTAACATATCTTCTAATGTCTCTAAAACGTTTGTTGCTTTAATAGCGTATTGCATCTGCGAAAGTAATATACCATCATCATACATGTTTGAGTCTATTTTAATTATTTCTTCAGGTTTAAATGAAATTTCGTCATTTAATGGTGTGTTAAAATAATTCACTTTATTATTTTTTACTTGGAAATATTTCCAAAGATTGTCATTTTTATCATAATACAAATAATATGGTGTTAAAATATTTAACGCAGTAATGCCTTTTTTTGGTGAACTATCATATTGCACTTGAATATTTAATTGACCGTCTATAAACCAGCTCTTAAAGAGCGCATAACCATTTTCATCAAAATTTAAAAGTTTTAAAGTTTTTTCCAATGAATCATAAAAAGCTTTTTTAATATTCTCCGAAATTTCTACATTGTTATTAAAAACAATTGCAACCGGCGCTTCTTTTGAGGCAGTAAATAAAAATTCATTTGCAATTTCATCTACACACTCTTGCACTGTACTATTTCCTGCACAATGTCTATATGCTTGTATCATTTTTGCTTGGCGTTCAAGAATTTCTTCTTTATGTGTTTGCCCTGCAATTTTCGAAATAGTTGTATCACCGTCGTACCAGTAAATAGAATTTGTGTAGTTATCTTCGCCTTTAGTCAAAAACCTATCAATAGTTTGTTGCTGCAAAATTGGCATTTCTGATATTTTTGGTTTTGAAAAAAATGATTTTTTTAATTCTTCTGTAATGGTTGAGAAAAAATTCATTAGCTTCCTTCTTTAATAATTTGGTATTTTATTTATTAAAGAAGGAATTTAGTAAGTGGTTAAATTAGAATGTAGATTTTTTATTTTTTCCAGTACTAATTTGGTCTCGGTGTAGTATGGAAATACCAGGTTCTAACAAGTACGAGGTATCTTTTTCTTGTTCTTTTGTTTTAACTCTTTTAAGTCTTGAAACAATTGAACCAATTTCTGCAGCAGAAATATATTTTTCTGACATATCATTTTTAGCAGTAAAATATTGCTCAAAGCTCTGTTCTAGTGCGTACGCATCCCAGACATGTTTTGCCTCATCAAATGTCAATGTTCTAAGTTTTAAAATATCAAACATACGACCTTTTCTTAATAATGCGGTATCCAACTCATCTACTGACAAATTCGTAGTTATGATGAATTTTGTCTTTTTTGTCTTGTCGAAAACACCGTCTGTTGTAGAAAGCAAATTAGAAATGAATTTATTTTTTTGGTTATCTAATTCTGACGCAACATTAGCAGATCTATGCGTTAAGAAAAATTCTATATCGTCAAGCACAACAACATCTGGTAAAGAATCCATCATAGTATTCCAAAATTCATCAACAGCTAAAACCGCTTCATTTTTGACGTAATACACACTAATATTCTCTGCTTCTTTTTTTGAAACTAATGTGTCATTTTCAAGTAAAAAACGTAAAAACACATTAACCAATTTTGATTTTCCTAATCCAGGTTTTGAAGTGACTATTAAAATACTTTCGTCTGATTGCAAAAATGTTTTAAACATTTTATCAACATCAATATAAGGATAAAATTCTTTTTTGTATTTTTTCATATCTTCTAGTGTATGGTACATTTTTTTAGCTGTAGCCATTACACCGTTTTGTGCAATTACAAATCTTTTAATTTCAACTTTTGTGCTTGACTCAACATTAGCAAATTCTGTTAAAATGTCTGTAATAGGTATTGTGTCTCTTGAATCATCATAATATATGCATAAAATCTGAAATTCATCCATATTGTCAAGACCATCCATGTCATAGCACAACAATGCCAAGTATTTGTTAGTTACGGCGTCAAATACTTGCACCTCTGTGTAAACTGCTTCAGAAATTCTTCTTTCCTGTTCTTCAACCACAAAAGGTGCAGATTTTATTTTTTTTGCAATCAAAGGTATATCACTATTTTTTAATGTATAATATGCACTTGTAAAAGATGGTGGTATTTTGTCTAAAAATGCTCTATTAGCTACATACTCTGGCACATCAAACCCTGATCCTTCAGCTATATATGACACACCGAATGTTTCTCTAAAATTGTTCATTATTTTCCTTATTTTAAAAAAGTAATATTTTGTGATAAAATTATTTCTGCGAAATACGCAGCTAACGTTATGTACTTATCTCTTGAACGTTGTGACATATCTAAATATTTTGCTGTGCTCATGATAATAGGTAGTACACTTTTCTTGTCAAAAACAGAATCTACTCTTGAATACATTTGAGTATAGACATGCTCTGGATCAGATAACTCTGCAAGTTTTGTTCTAATTACCTCAAAGTTTTTTTGTTGTAACGCAACAAATATATCTTCAACAACAGTGGTTTCATTTAAAACTCTTTCAGAAAGTGCTAATTCATTGTTAATTACAGATTGTTGAATAACCATAATCATTTTTCTAACAGATGGGTATAATGAAACAATTGCGTGTTGTACTTGTTCTTTACTGTATTTAACATTTTCATTGTCTAGGATGAATTTGAGTCTTTTAAATATTTGTGCACCTATTTCTAGTTTGTTTTGATGAAATATTTCGTCAAAATCAAAAGTAATTAATCTATTTCTAATAGGTTCAATTAACTTATCTTGATAATTTGCAGTAAAAATAAATCTTGTATTTTTACTGAATTCCTCAATAATACCACGTAAAGCTTGTTGTGCACCACCATTAGTGGCAGACAAACCATCTGCTTCATCCATAACTACAATTTTAGGTGCGTCAGTAAAAGATGCAGCTGTTGCAAAAGATGTTATTTTATTTCTTGCAGTGTCAATATTGCCGTCACGTGAACAGTTAATCCAAAGTAAATCTGCATTCAAATCCTTAATTATTGCGTTTGCAATAGAGGATTTACCAACACCTGGATTTGATGAACATAATAACAAATTTGGTATTTGTTGTTCTTGCACATATGAAAGAAATTTTTCTTTTATAGCACTTGGCAAAATTACATCAGCTATTGTTTGTGGTCTATATTTTTCTGCCCAAATATAATGGTTACTGTCTATTTTTTGCATATTCCACCTTTATTTTAAGTTTCATTATATTACTTTTTAGTTTAATTTAATATAAAATTCTAAGCACTTAAATTTTTCATAAATCATTGTTTCTATCCGTGTACTAGGTTCAAACTCATGTAAAAACATTAAAGGTAGAACTAAACTAATGTTTTTATTTAAATATTCTTTAAAAATAAATTCTTTAAAATTATCACCATATTTTTCTTTTAAAAATGTACTATCTTTATCTATGTAAAATTTGTAATTTTTAAAGTAATCTTTATACTGTTTAAATTTTTTAATATCGGCTGCGCATTCATTTAAATATTTTTGTGCATTACCTAAAAAATTACCAATAATACACGCAAGTTTAAAATTATTTTCTGTCCATGTTTCAAATTTTGAAAGAGCGATTTGTGCACGTAAAATTTGCATATTTCTATCATTATGCTTTACAAATTTTACGTGCATATTTTTTTCAAATGTAAACTTGGTAGAAAAATAAATTTGAAATTGAAGTTTTTGTTGTAGCACTAAAATTCTTCTAATGCAATATTTGAAGTTTGAATATTTCTTTTTCCGACAACATATCTAGAACGCATCATATCCTCTTCAACCATTTTAACAAAACCTTTGTCTTGCTGGAGTTTTTCACCAACATCATCTTCATCAATATTATTTTCTTCACAAAAACTTATTATCAAATCAATAATACTTCCTGTTTTAAAATTAAATTTCTTTTGTCTTCCAAAAGAAGTTATTTCAGAAATTAATTCTTTTACATTACATTTTTCTATATCAATCATTCATTACCCTTGGCTTATAATTAGTGTTGAAAAGCTACTGCTTTTATCTATCTGGATAACACGGTTAAAATCAGAATCATTTGAAACAATATCTGTGTTATGTGATATAATTATAACATCTTTTTGTTTACTAAATTCGTTTTTCAAAACTGACACTAATTCTGCTCTTCCTGTAAAATCTGCCGATGAGTCAAGAACCTCATCAAGCACGAGTACATTAGTAGAAAAACCATTACGCATTTCAATAATTTTATGGAACGCAAATAAAATACTAAAATTTATTCTCATTTTTTCACCATTACTCATTGAATTGTATTCTTTTTCTTCACCACGTAAAATTATCCTTTCTGAAAAATCTTTATCTATGAATATGCTATATGCTATACCTGAAAATTTTTCTAAATACTCGTTTACAAGTTTATTAAACAATGGTAATTGCATTGAAATAATAATACCTTTTAATTTGTCAGATTCAAGCAAATGTTCAATACGCATAAGCTTATCTTTTGTTTTCTTTGCTTGTGTTAAGTCTTGGATAGCATTTTCTTTTTCTTCAGTTTTTGATGCTATAGACTCGGCTAATACGGTTTGTGAAACTTCTTCAATATCAGTAATTTCTAAGCTTGTTTGTTTAATTTCTAACTTAGTTGCTGCATCTTGAAATAATTTTATTTTATTTTCTAATTGCAACAAATCATTAATTTTCTTTTCGAAATCTGTTATAAGTTCTTTAGAATGTTCTAAAATTTTTTGTTTAGCCTTAATTTCTTCTTCTAGTGCCGTAATATTTGAAATAACACTTTCTTCTTCACTTATGTTGCACATACTTGAACATACTTGTGCAAGCTTTTCACAACCTGCGCAAGATAAAAACATATTTTTTGTTGTACTAATCATTTTCAATTTTGTATTATTTTCAAATAAATTATGTTTCAATGCTTCTAAATCAGTTGATGTTTTTGTTTTAATACGGCGTAATTTTTCATACTTTTCGTGCACACCTTCAAATTGTAAAGTTTGTTTTTTAATCTCTTCAATTTTATGTGTCAGTGTTTTTGTTTGTTCTTGTATCTCTTGTAATTCAAGTATTTTTCTATCTTTAGACTCTGTCTGTAGTCTACCATATAATGCTATGTCATCGTTTAATGCAACAGATAATGTGCTAATCTTATATTCTGCGTTGGTAATTATTGTTTTTTGTACTAAGTTTTTTTCTTTTATTTTTACTTTTAATTGTTTAAAAATTTCAATGTCAGCTATTATCTGAAAAACTTCATCTTTTTCATTTTTGTTTAAATCTAAAAACTGTTTGGACGATGATATATTTGCGCCTAGTACTACAAGTTGTCTAAAAACATTTTCAGTTATACCACCCATTATTTTCTGTGTTAGGTACTCTTGTGTGTCTTTACTTTGTGAATGTAAATCGAGAAGCACAGAATTTTCGTATATTTCAAACACTGCAGGCTTTAATCCTCTACGAATTAAGTACGTTTTGTTATTAATAGAAAATTCAACTTCCACAAGCAAATCTTTTTCATTGATATTATTCAACAATGAACCTATTTTTATTTTTCTATAAGGTCTACCAAATACTGCAAAATATAATGCCTCAACACCTATTGTGCTTTTACCTGACCCGTTACTTGACACAACCAAATCTACACCATTTTGATAATCTAGTGTCACTGGGTTGTTCCCAAATGAAAGGAAATTCTTTATCTTAATATGCTTAAATTCTACCACACTAGTTCCTTAGGAGTTCAAGGAAATCATCCCTTAAATCATTATCTTCTGTATCAAAATATGACATTAACAATTCAACAGTTGTTTTGTTTTGGATAAATGATGAGGTACTTTCTGATAACTTTAAAGATAACTCAAGTACTTCAACATTATTAATGACATCAAATTTTATATTATTAGATTTTAACAAAAAAATCATTTCATCATATAAATGCTCAGTTGATTCATTTATTATAAATTTTACGAAATGGTTTGACAACACACTATCTATAATACCTAATTCTTTTATTTCAGCTAATGTATATTCTATACCTGCAACAGATGATAAACCTACTATACTATATTGTTTTTCGTTAGATTCATTAAAGAATAGCTTTATGTGTTTTGGTGTTTTTTCATTTTCTATAAAAGTGAATTTATCATCGCTAACATCAAGAACAAAAAATCCACGCTCAGTGTCAAAATCACCCCAATTAAGTTGGTATGGTGTTCCTACATAATTAATAAAGTAATCTGTACTTTTAATATGAAAATGTCCAGAAAAAACTTGTTTTGCATTAGGATAAATTTTTCTAATACCACTAGACTCAAGTTCTGCATTATCATTTTTAATATTTTTAACCATTTCAAAGTTTTTAATTTCAAAATGCCCAATAACATAATCTGCATCAGAAACTTGTAATTTTTCAGAAATTATCCAAGGAACTAAATTAAATTTCTTACCGAATATGATTTTTTCTGTATTTTCTGAAATAATTTTAATATTAGGAATATGTTCAAATAAACTTAATCCAGATACTGCTCTTGTATTTTTAAAATAAATATCATGATTGCCAGTTATTATAGTAAATGTAATATTTTTCTGTGCTAATTCAACTAACATGTCTTTTACCAATGTGTAGAAATTTAAATCTATAACCCTTCGATTATCCAAAAAATCGCCACAACAAATTATATCTTCTATGTTATTTTCTTTAGCGTAATCAAATACACTAATAAGGCACTGTTTTTGATGTTTAAAAAATTCTAAATCAAAATTTTTAATACCAAAATGCAAATCACCAATTATAATAATGTTATTCATACACATCCCAATCAGTTATTCTACACACAGTATCAAGTGCTTCTAATTCATCTTCAGACATTTTAGTGAATTTTTTTACATTTTCTACCATTGTTGTTTGGTTGTATTTTTGTTCTAACTCTGTAGTGTAGTGTTGAAAAAAGAATGATTCGAACTGTTTTGGAATTAATGCTTTGTACTTTTCAAAAAGTTCTATTGTAATACTATCATCCGATTTAAACATGTAGACGAGAGTGTTTTGTGTTTTTTCTGCATGTTGTATTCGTTCTAAAAATTCATCTGAATCTAATAACTCTTCAGAAACAATAATGTATGGAATGTACTCATATTCAAATTTAACTCTATTTGCTGCACTGAAATATTTTGTACCAATCTCTTTTAACGATTCATCTAATAGTGATATCGATATACTTCTCTCTTCAAGTTTTTTATTTCTATTTTTTTGATTTAAAACCTCAATATATGCTTTAAAACAAATTTCAGTAAAATATGCAAAAGCTTTAACAGGTTTATTGGTACGTTTTGAAATAAGACTATAATCAAAGTTCTTGTAATACAACAAACACCTAATGATTGCATTAGACATCATATCGGATTGCCATAAATCACTATATGAAGAAAAACAAGGCATACGTAACATGTTTCTTGCTATCAAAATAAACATTTCACTAAGTCTTTCTTTACTGTGTTTTGGGTCAGCTTTTAACAAAGCTAGTTCATGTTGAAGATCTTCTTCTTTTAAATATTGCGCCATGTATACTCCATAATAAATATATCTGAGATAATACATTTTATAGACATATTATATCATAAGAAGGTTAAATGAAAGAAGTAGAAAAAAGTAAATTAGCGCTAGATATTGTAAAGAATGAAATAAGAAAAGATACAAAACCTATGGTTACAAAAAACCTAAGACCAGGTAGTCTAGTATTTTTTACGTATAACGCTAAATTTAAACAGGCTCGTTGGGATAAAACGCCTATGGTATTTGTGCTTTCATTATCACAATCATACATGCTTGGTCTTAATTTTCATTATTTACCTGTACCTATGAGAAGAATACTTTACAAATTTTTATGGCAAAAATATGGTAAACAAATTGAACAACACAAACATATAGTTTTTAATTGGTCTGAAATAAAACCGTTTGTTATTAAATTAGCAGCGCCTGTGTTGAGATTGTATATACGTAAAAGAATTTCTAATAGAGGTATTTCTATACCATATGAAAAACAAATGGATGCAATTGAATTACGTGTTGAAAGCTTTATACCTGGGTCACCTTCATCAGAAAAAATATTACAAAGTATGAAAAAAAGCTAAAGTTCTTTATTTATTAATGCGTGTTGTAATTCATTAAATGATAATAATTTAACATTTTTCATTTCATAGATTTTATTTGCCGAATTTTCTAAAATAAAATCTATTTGTTCTTTTAACTCTTCTAAAAATTCAATGATACTAGTACAATAGTATGTTACGTGTAAAACACCATCGTCAGGTGCCAAATTGTTTTGTAGTATTCTACTATATACTCTTGTGCTCTTCATTGGATAATCATCTAACAATTTTGTAGGTGTGTAAATTGAAGTTAATCGCATGCATATAATATCAAAATCAGACACAGCACAAATCTGCTCACAAATAGCTTTTGAATTTGTATAAATATCTGTGTTATTTCCTTTAAAGTGCACCGCATATGAACTTGCATAGATAATTTTAGGTTTTTTTCCAAAATTATCTATATAAGCTAAAATATTATTTAACTCAATAACTTGTGACATAAAAACAGATAAAGGGTTTGCTTTACACAACGTATAAGAACTTAAGCCAGAAAAAATAAGTATTAAATCAAAATCAGTTTCAACATTAATTAATTCTTTACTTGTCCTAATAGGTACAATATGCATTATATCTTTAAAATTTTTTAATATAGCTGAGCCTAAATAACCTGTGCTACCTATAAGCAATGTTTTAATCATACTGGTAAATCGTTTTCTGTTAGTACTTTAAAAATTAAACCATGCACAGAAGCAAAACTAGAAGCGGCTAACCATTTACATCTATTTCTTTCTATAGTAATTGCATTATCTAACATACGTTGTTGATTTTTTTGTTTTTTATTAATTACTATATCTTTCATAGGTTTAATTTCTATTAAGTATTTTTCTATTTTATCTTGTTTTTGTAACTCAAAATAAAAATCAGGAAAGTATCTATGCATTTTATTGTCAACAGTGAAGAGATAAGGTATAACAATCTCTTCACTTGACCAGAATAATACGGCATCAGTTAAGTCCAACCAAACCATAAATAGTTTTTCCCAAGATGACCTAAAAACTATTTTGCTTAGGTCACCTTTGTACTTATTTACATTTTTTGGTGTGAACTTACCTTGTTTAAACAACTTGAATAACTACCCAATCATCATTGTGCAAAATACCAGGTATAAATGTAATATTTTTAAATACTAGCGATGTTGTGTACATCGATGATTTTAAAAGCACACCATTAACAAAAACTTGTATTGAACTTAATACAATATCTTCTGTAATTGTAATAATGTTATTATCTATATCGTGGTATATTTTTTCAAGCTGTCTTATTTCTGTAGTTCTGTTTTTTAATGTAATAGCAAAAACAACATCATTATTGTCAAGCTGTTTAGTTGCGAATGTTACAGTGTTATCTTCTAAAGTATACTCTGATGTGTTAACTAAAACACCATTAAGAAAAATAACCTTAGGGTATTGTGCAAATGTTACAGTATCTGTTAATCCTGTAACATGCTGCTCTTCTGTTTCAACTGAAAAATCTGTGCTATAAAATTTAATTAATGCTTTTAAATGCTCATTGACTTGGGTATCTAATTGTGATTTAAAAAATTTATTAAACAACACGTCTAATGTTCCAATATCCCAAAACGGGCTATCCCATGCTGGTGTAGTATTTTCATTAGTGTCTCTAGCAACCCAGAATGAATCGCTATACCAAACAACATCGTTTTCATTATACTGTGCAACCGCGTTCCAATCTTGCACAGTATCTAAACCAAAATATTTTATTAAAGAGTACATTTCGAGCTTTAACCGAGTAAAAGCTCTACTATAATTTTCATAATTTAATACATCACCGTCATGCATCATAAAGTTTGAATCGAATGTTTCTGTTGTGGTAATCACAGTTGTTCCTTATTTTTTAGAAATAAATTGTCCAAGTAATTTTATGTTCAACAGATAAATCTTTTGCTTTAACTGGGAATGTTTTCATTGCAAATAAATTATAGCCTGATCCGTCTAAAGTAAAAAATAAACCAGCTTCAGTAAAAGCAGCTGAGTTAGCTGCACCGTTTGCAACAGTCGTTGGAATAGTGAAAACATAAGTCAAAACAGTGCCAGTAGCATTAACATTTACTATAGGTGCAGTTGAAGGTGTTGCTTCACCATTACCTATACCAGAAATGTTAGTTGCGTTGCCATTTGCATCTTGTGGAGCAAAATCTACCTTATACCAGTAATCATTTAACTGTTCAGAAATAAGATTATTTCTGTTTTCATTAAATGTTTCTGTTACTGAATTTTTTGTAAAAGTGTCACCGATACCTAATGGCGTCATAACGTTGTCTTTATAACCATCAGAACCAAGCACAAATCTTGTAATACCAATAGCAGTAACAGACTGCCCTGCTATTAATTTTGCCATATAATTTCTTGCGCTAATAACAACAAGATTTTTGTCTTCGTAATTATCAATTAAATTGCCGTTTACATCGAAACTTTCGATTTTAAAATGACCGTTTAATTCAATTTTTTCATTTAACATTTTATCTCCTAAAATATATTGTTCTAATGTTTTATTTATTTATAATCTCAAAATCTAACGCCATAGTAGGGAATGCAACATCTTCAGCCCGTCTAATTACTATTTCAAAGTTTAAATTACCTAAAGTTATTCCTTCACCAAGAAAATGACCAGTTGTTAATCTTTCAAACATAGGATAATCAAATTGGTAAGCGGAAAACTGATCTATAACAGACTGAACTGTGTCATCTATACCTGCAGTTGCAACGTAACTGTGCACAAGTTCTGGTATTTGCACATTTGAAGTTAGAATACTATTTAAACTAACCACAGTTTCATCTATATACTTTTGCATTTTACTAGTAGGTGTTAAAACTAAACCTGCACCACCTATTACAAAGTTAAAACCTATCAAAAATTCAGTTTGGTCTAAATAAAATACATCTAATGGATTGTAATCAAACGCAAATGTTGTTTCTTCATTCAAATTTAAATTTATAGAATCAGATATAACTTCGCTTGTTGTTAAAGCACCTGTTTCCTCTATAACGAATGGATAATGTAAGTAATTTTCAAAATCTGTAAATTTACCTGTATAAGATGTTAATTCACCATTAATATCTAACTTTAATTCTAAACCTACTTTTTTCATAGGTGTAATATCTTCTATAATTGTACCACGTGTAGCAGTTTCAAAAGTTTCAGGCATTTTAGTATTTTTTCTAAAACTACAAATTTTTAAAGGCACACCTAATTTAACATCATCAGAAAATGTCCAGCAGTTTGTATAGCCAAAATAATTACTTGCTAAAAATTTATTAGATTTTTCTAATAAAACTTCTACTACTTTAGTGCTAAATTTTCTATTATAAAACACTGAAATAGCACTATTTTCTTTTTGTGCAATTTCTAAACCTTCCTCATTATAAAAAAATAAAATACCATTAGACTCTTTAAAAATCCTAGAACCATCTTTATAGAAAATAGTGATTAATTCTTTTCCAAATAAATCTTTCTTCTTTTCTACGTATGAAACATTTTCACTAAAGTTTAAAACTTTCGTTCCAGTAACTATTTTAATAAGAAAATCACTCTGATCCTCATGTACATCAAATAAGTCTTCTAATACGTTATATGCTCTGTTAATGTACTCATACGCGAACCCAACAGGATGTGCTAAAGGTCTAACAATCTGGTTAAATAAAACCCTACGTATAGAACCCTCTATGTTGTATTTAAATGGGTCATCACCTATTTCAACATTAACAAAAAAGTTATCAGGATCGTCAAATACTAATTTAGTCCGTGCTAGTAATTTTGCGTAGTAATAATATGGGTTTGCTTTACCTTTATCTGTAATATTTTTCTGTGCAAACACAACTAAATCTTCAGTAAAATTAAAGCCATCATCAAAAATATAATCACGATCTATATTAGTAAAACTTTGCCCAATAGTACTCAAGAATTTTTTTAAATCATTTATTATTTCACTATCATCTAAAGAAGCATATAATTTTTCACTAAATGTAGCTAAGAACATACCTACAATGTGTTTTTTAATAAGTTTAGTATCTAGTGTTTCAAAATCCTCGTTATTGGTAATATTAAAATCAAAAGAAACCCGTGTTGTAGGTTCTATAGCTCGTAAAAATAAAAAAAACAAATCATAGAGTACAGGATTTTCTAATTTTAGCATAGGAGGTACAATATTTTGGAATATTGCCTCCAACTCAGTTTTTGCTACGTCAGGTATTGCTGACGATGTTTTTGAAATTATCATGCTTCACTGCTTATTTTAAAATAATTTAATCTACAGATACTATTACGCATGTATTTAGAATCTTCAGATGAATTAGAAAATTTAAAATTTAATTTTTGATTTTCATCTAAAAAATCTGTTGTTAATAAAGATGATAAAACATTTTTGTCGTCCTGTGAACCAGGCTCCGCTAAGTCTAGTTTTACGTAAATAAATCTTTTACCATATAACATTGATATTTTATATTCACCACATTTTGTCCCATTGTAAAGTATATCTAATGTTATAACTTCACCGTCCTTAATTGTTGCACCTGGTAAAGTGCTGACAACAAGATTGTTAGTACCACGTTTTTTATTAACGCTAAGAAAATCAAATGTACTTATTTGTGGTAATTCTTCAAATTTAATTTCGTAGTTTAGTGTAGTAAAATCTATAAATGGCATAGGCAAGAAAAATTCAATGTACTTATCTGTTTGACCAAGATATTTTGTATTGTTTTTTATGTTGTATTTAGAAATAACTATTTTTTGTGTTGTGCTAATATCAACACCATTTGTGTCACCAATAGCTGTATAAATTATTTTTGAAATACCAGATCTAAAAAATTCAATATCAAATTTTTCATATTTTCCATCAAACAAGGATGTTACGGTGTTTATGATGTTATTTAATATGTTTGTGTCAAAAATATTCTTTGTAAGTCTAACTACAATGTCCATATCAAAATATAAAGGTTGTACAATATGATTTTTTAATGTCATTATGCTATAACCCTCAATATATGTTTTTAAATTTTGTAAAGTTGAATCAGGAAAATAAAATTCATTTTCATTGTCTATATTATAAATTCTTTTAAATTCTGTACTTGCACCATTAACATTTAAATAGCTTTTACCTGTTGTTGTTTTTGTTGGGACACACGCACAGTATACATTTCCTAATGATTCTTCTACATAATCTTCACCACCCCAAGTTGACGCGTCAAATACACTTTGATTTTGTCTTAAAATAGTACTATAATCTTGAGCAGTAACGGCTCTGTTAGCAACGTTATGAAAAACTGCAGCTGTTTCTTTTATTTGTGTATCAGACTCTTCATCTGAACCAGCGACTAATTCTTTTGTATAAGTAAAAACAGTATAAATTGCATTATCAGTTACACCTATAGGAATAATATTAAAGTATGGATTTGGTTCTTTAAATGAAATTTTACCTTGTGCTACGCCATTTACACCTTTTGAAACAAGGACATTTATAAAAACTTCTGCGTTTAAAATTGGCTCATCGACAACACCAGAAAATTTAAAATAAACAGACGCAGTGTTAGTTTCTATATCTCTTAAAGTAACGTAAGATTTTTCAAAATTAAATTTTTTAAAATCTACATCTTGAAAAGGAACAGCCATCCATTTTTCTTTATTTTCATAAAAACCTAAAGAGTTATATCTTGATACAAAAACCTCTATACCATCTTTTTCAACTTCTTCATAATCTAGTGGTATAGTGTAATTTGTTGCAAGTGTTCCATCTGGTTGGATAGTTTTAACCATAGTAAAGCACAGATCTGATAAACCATCTGGGCAATAATCTTTATCAAAATACCTAAATATGGTTCCTTCTTTTATTGTTACGAAGAAAAATGTTTTAAGGTTATGTTTATCAAGGTCTTCTGCCGAAACATAACCTTGTATATTTAATAATTGATTATAAATTGCAGTTTCATCTTCTACTTGTTGTGGTGTAATTCCTAAAATTTCTAAATCACTTTCCATATACGCATATGAATTATTACCATCTGTAAATTCTGTGTATTTTTTTAAAACAGTATTAAATGTTTGTGTAGAAACAATATCTTTTGGTGGTTCACAACGTAGCATTATTTTATATTGATATGATGTTTTTCGTTTTACTTCATACCCAAGCATCCTTGCAATTTTCAAAATATTTTTTCTTTTAGTTGCAGTATTTAGAAAAAACTCAGAAAAAAGAAATGATGTATTTGCATTATTCATTGATACAGCGTATGCTAACAGGTTTGTTAGCATAGAAGTATTAGACCCAGGAAAAATAGCATCAACAAATCCTATTTCTGTTGCTTTAACGTTTAAAGCTGTTTGTAGTTCATTATGGTTAAATGGTGCAAATTCAAGCATTTACAATTTCCTAATTATATATTTTTGATATTTATTCTAACAACTCTTGTTGTTGTATCATTGTCAATTTTGATGTTATAAAATACTTTTATTTCAATAATATGATATTCTATTCTTGGAACAACGTCAATCATACGAATAGAAATACGCTTTTCCCACAATTCTATTGAACTTTTAACTTCAGCCCTAAATACATCTATAGTGTTTGAATTAAAACCAGAAAAAATTAATGATGTAATTTTGCTACCAAATGTAGGCATTGCTGGAACTGAACCAACTGGTGTTAGTAAAATATTACGTATTGAATTTTCTACCGCTTCGTAGTTTAAGTCAAACCCAGTATTTTTGCATGGTAAATCTGCGTAAAATATGTCTTGTGCCATTTATATTACCCCTCTTGCTACTTGTCTATAGTATTCATCTTCAGGTAACGCTTTAGTTAAACCTGATTTGTAATATCTGTATGCTGTTCTTAAATTTGCTAGTGTTCTTGCTGGAACAACTCTACCAGTCCTCGCTTGAGCACCATAAAAATCTATTTCGTTATTGTATGTTAAACCTATGTTGTTTGTAAATGCAATATTTTCTAAAATTGCAGCAGGCATTTGTGATTTTATACAGCTTCTAGCACTTGAAATAGCATAACAGCGCTGTGCTATACTATGTGTTTTTGCAAAATGCTCAATTTCTAAAATCATACCAAAAATTTGTTGTTCATCACTAGTTAATGCTTCTGCATTTAAAAATTTTACATCTTCTTTTACTAGTCCTGTTAACATGGCCATTGTTGGTAATGGTAAATCTAAAAAATCAATTTTTAAATCTAATGATAGTAACATATCTGTTTTTAGTGATGATAAACCTGAAATTGTGTTTTCTAATAAACTCCCTACCATTGAGCTAACACCTGACGCTAGTGAAGAAAGTGCTGTACCAATATCACCAGCAAAACTTGAACCTTGTGAAAGGATAGAGGAAGCTTCATTAGATGCTGCTTGTATTATTGCCTTAACTTCCGCTACTGTAGCCGACAGTGCATCTGCAATAGGCTTAAATTCCGGTGAACTACCAAGTGTGCTTAACATTTGTTCAATGCCAGAAAAAGCATTACCTGCCGTTTGTTGTAAAGACATTGCTAAATCTATTAAACTTTTTCCATTGCTTGTAGGTAATTTTTGTGGTATTGTTATCCCTAGTGCATTAGTAACAGACTTTACATCATGCACAAGTACATCTAATGCTTTGCTTACTATAGAATTTGAACAAATAACTTGGGCGCTAAACATGTCACTTAAAATGTTGTTATTATTTCCATACATTGTACTGCTGCTACCATATAAAGAACCAGAAGTAGGTAAATTATTTCCACCTATTAGACCATTATTATTAGATGTCATCATACTAAATATATCTTTAGAATTTGTCGTTAGACCTGTGTTGTTTCTACTAGCTGTGTTATTTAACTCTGACGCTACTGCAAAAGCTGAAATTGTTTTAAGCGCATTACAAACAGTATTTGTTGCAGGTGAATAAACACCTGTGTCAGATTTTAAAAAATCATTTGGATGTGAAAGAATTGCTTTTACTATATCCATTTGTTTATTTTTTACTTGTTGTGCAGATTGTGAATATTTTGAAAAACAGTCAGAAATACTTTGTGAAGAAACTGATCGTCTATCTGGGACAAGACCTAATAAAGAATTTCTTCCACGTCTATTACCATACATATCTTGTCTAGGATCTATATATCCTATAATTCCTATTTGACTCATAAAGGCATCAAGCATCATATCATATTGGTACACATCACGTTTTAATGTTGCAACAGTAGAATTAAATTTTCTCTCAGCTTCTTCCTGCATATATGATGTTAAAAATTCTGTGTATGTTGTAGGCAATATTGCTTCACTGTATGGCATTACATCTCTAAATGCGTTAGGTAAAAATTGTGTTGTGCTTGGGTCAATCATAAATTATCCTGCAAAAACATTTGGTGAATGCCCTGCTACAGTTGAACCGCATGATATACTATCACCAAGTCTAGCAACAGCTTTACCATTTACAAAAACTGATCCAGAGCCACCTACGGTGACTGCTCCATGTGGAGCAGATTTTGGACATGCGTGTAGTTGCCAAGAGTCACCTTTTCTATGTGCAGCAACATTATTAATGAAAACATTAGTGCTTGCTGATGCCGATGCCCTTGGTGGCGCACCACATGGGTCTGCTGTAGAAAGATCTCCGAGTCTTGTAATAGGAGGCATACTAAATCCTTAAGTTTAAAATATTTATTGGTTAGTTTAAATCTATTCTAGGAGCTGTAACTTTAAATGAACCACCAGATTTAAATGTTGTTGTACCACCTGTTGAAATAT